GCCAGCGGGATCGAGCTTAAGTACGGGATCAGGCCGCGCTACGGAACCTGGTTCATGAACCGCGGCATCGGGTCGGGTAAGACCAAGCCTAAGACGTTCTTCCAGAGGCCGGTCGAGCTGGACAGGCCGCAGTTCTCAGTGCCCTACCTGACGGCTGAGTTCGAGATGGCAGGCCGGGGCATCGAGGCCGGGGTCTTCCCGGCTAAGCCGGGCGACGGCTGCGGCAGGTGCGGGGTCGCCTACGCCTGCACCGAGGTCAACGGGGCTCAGGCTAAGCGGCTCGATCCGAACTGGCCGGGAGGGTTCCGGTGAGTCACGTCCATGACTGGCGGGAAGTCTCCCCCGGCTACTACGAGTGCCCCTGCGGGGCAGCGAAAGTCCTAAGCAGGAAGGCTAAGAATGCCTAAGCTCCACGTCGAGCTGGACGGGCCGGGGCTCACCGAGTGCGTCATCCTCAAGGACGGCCAGCCCCAGACCCAGGTAACCAGCCTCCTGGTTCACCTGGACGCAAATACCAGAGATCAGGTGATCAGCATCGGAAGCCTCGCCATCCTTGATGGCGACATGTTCGAGTCCAATGTTGCCCACACGATTCGCAAGATGACAATCAATCTCGAGTACGAAGAGGTTTAAATGGCCACTACTGAGGCTAAGTTCTCCGTCTCCTACGCACCCGGCAAGCCGGCCATGATCACGATCCGCGGCGACAGCGCCGAAGAGGCCAAGGCCGCCCATGAGGCGGCCGTAGAGTCCGGCCTGCTGCAAGTCATCAAGCAGGTCCAGGACAGCCTTAACGGCGCCGCGCGAGCGGCGGCGGCAGGGCCGGCCGTCCAGGTGCCATCGCCTAGCGGGCAGGGTTCGGTCACTGTCCAGGATGGCAAGGTCCAGCAGCCTGCCCAGCAGCTCCCTCCGGGCATGGCTGAGCCCCCGTGCACCGAGTGCGGCCAGCCGACCAAGTTTGCCCAGGAGGGCATTTCAGCCAAGTCCGGCCAGCACTACCGGCGCTACTCCTGCACGGCCACCCCGACCCACAAGTCAACCTTCACCAACTAAGCCGAGAGAGAGGCTAAGCATCCATGAGCGCACTCGCGCCCCAGGCCCAGTACCCGACTTTCAAGTTCGCCACGCCCGGCACCAGGATTCACGGCGTCGTCAGCCAGCCGCCTAAGGATTCCCAGGTCAAGGACTTCGGCACCCAGGAGCCCAAGTTCTGGCCGGACGGCAACCCGGTCATGCAGACCAGGGTTGTCCTCCGGGTCAGCGACGGCACCGAGTGGGCGATCTATGCCCAGGGCCGGATGGCTAAGGCCATCACGGCAGCCATCGTCGCGGCGGGGGCCGGTGACCTCGAGGTGGGCTCCGAGCTGGAGGTCACGTTCACCCAGTACGGCGAGGGCAAGAACCCGGCCATGCCGCCTAAGGAGTACGGGGCCGTCTACTCTCCCCGCGGCCCGGCGGCCGTAGACCACGCCGACGAGGAACCGCCTTTCTAATGGCATCCAAGAGCGCCGACACGGCCGGGTACGAAATGACCGTCACCATCGAACTCACAGAGGTCAACGCATACGGCGACCATCTTGGCGACGGCGGCCTGGTCTTCACTAAAAAGCTATCCGCCAAGAGCCTGTCCGGGCTGGGCGGTCTGCTGGCTGACATTGAGAAGCTGGGCAGCACTAAGCCGCCGGCTTTCTCTTAGTCCGATAATCGTCACGTCGTAGCACGCCCGGCGGCTGGATGGCCGCCGGGCTTAGGGAAGGCTTAGCAGTGAAGGAAGCAATCAAGCGACAGTGGGTCAAGGATCTCCGGTCGGGAGAGTTCGAGCAGGGAACGTCTTACCTGGAGAAGGTGGACGACGGCGTTAGCCGTCTGTGCTGCCTGGGTGTGCTCTGCCGCCAGGCGGTCAAGGCCGGAATCATCCCGGAGCCGGAGCTGCATAGCAGCTCCTACTACTACCTGGATGACGACACCGACCACGAGGGCGTGACGGGCGAGTCGTTCAACCAAAGGCACGCCCTGCCTCGCAAGGTCGCCGAGTGGGCCGGCGTCCCATACGGTTCCTCCGGCGGTGACGTGGTGATCGAGCCCGGCGGGGATGTGGACGAGGGCGACTTTACCGCCATCGCCGCTAACGACGGCGTAGGCATGTCCTTCGCCGAGATCGCGGACCTGATCGAGAAGAACGTCCCGGTCGAGTAGGGATGCTCTCCATAGCACAGGCGGCTGCCCGGCGCGGAAGTGCCGGGCAGCCTTTGCCTAACATGTACTCGCCACTCAAGGCCCGCGGCATCGAGGTCTGCAAAGGCCAGCTAAGCCTCATCGTCGCCCCGCCAGGGGCGGGCAAGTCGACGCTGGCCATGAATTATATGGTTCGCGCAAATGTTCCCTCCCTGGCCTTCCTGCTGGACACGGACCAGCTCAGTGCTGCGGCCAGGTTCGGCTCCATCCTTAGCGGCGATAAGTTCGGCTACGTCAAGGCGCACATTGACGACTACAGCGAGCCCCTTAGCTCACTAAGGGACACCCAGGTCGTGTTCTACGCAACCGACATGGACGACATCCGCCTCCAGGTCGCTGCCTACGAGCAGCGGTACGGGCTAGGCCCGGAGCTGGTAGTTGTGGACAACCTGGGCAACCTGACCAGCGCCATGGATAACGAATGGGCTCTGCTTAAGGCACTGACTCTCGAGCTGGATCTCCTGGCAAGGGAGATGAACTGCGCAGTCCTTGCCTGCGCCCACGTAACGGACCTGGAGACCACTAACCCGGCCGGCCGGACTAAGATCCTCGGCAAGATAAGCCAGTACCCCAGGCTCATTCTCAGCATCGGGTTCGACTCGGTTAGCGGGGAATACAAGGTGGCCGCGGTTAAGAATTCCAGCGGCCCTAGTGACCCTTCCGCATTGCACCCGGTAACCATGTACGCCGATTTCAGCCGGATGCTCATTTCCGAGTCGGACCCTAACTGGTCCCCTTCGGGGGTCACGGAAAGGCATTCCTCCCCGGTGGACATGAGTGCCTGGTCCATGCAATAATCGTCACGTCATAACATGAATCCATGAGAGAGAGGCAATCATGGCTACATGGAGCGGACCATACAACTGCACCGACTGCGGCACTCCGATGGAGCAGGCCGGGACGTGCGCGGCCTGCATCAAGGCCGCCCAGCGGCTAGTGGATGCCGTTAAGAATTCCGGCAAGAAGGGCGGCAGGAAGTGAGCGAGACCGCCGGTCCCAGCAAGTCGTCTAAGCAAATGCTGGGCATCCTCAACCTCCTGGCATTCCAGGGCAAGTACAGGCTTTACGAGGGGACGACCAATCCTAAGGTCGTCGCAAGGCGGCGGGCTAAGAACCGAGTGGCCCGGATATCCAGGAGGGCTAACCGATGAGCCTGGTTGGTTACGCTTCCCGGAATCACCCTCAGCAGGTGGGCAAGCGCGGACCCCGGCCAGAGATTGACGACCGGGCCACGCCGCCGGAGGTGTTCAACCCTCTTAACGAACGCTTCCGGTTCACTGTCGACGTAGCGGCTAGCCCGGCTAATGCCAAGCTATCCCGCTACTACACCATCGAGGATGACGGGCTAGCTCAGTCCTGGGCTGGCGAGAGGGTCTGGTGTAACCCTCCCTACTCAGACATTGAGCCTTGGGTAATTAAGGCTCACCTGGAACTGGCCGCTCCTATCGTCATGCTACTGCCAGCTAATCGCACCGAACAAGGATGGTGGCAGCGTCACGTAGAGCCTTACCGGGATAAGGGCCGAGGATTTCGGGTCGAATTCCTTAAAGGCCGACTCCGGTTCATCAGGCCCGGCCAGGATGCCGTGGGTCCTAACGAGAGGCCGCCCTTCGGGTGCTGCCTCCTGATCTGGGAGCAGCTATGACTAACGTCAACAAGGCCAACGGCACCCGCTGGGAATCCCTGGTGGCCGGTTACCTTAACGACTTCGGCCTTGACGCCGAGCGCACCGGGTCGGCCGCTGCCGATATGGGCGACATCCACGCCGGGGAATGGACTATCGAGGCCAAGGCCGAGAAGACCATAGATCTCCCCGGATATCTTAAGCAGCTCGCGGCCGAGACCGGCCGCCGTCCGGGCGGCTACCATTTCAAGTCCGCTGTTCTTGTCAAGAACCGGCGCCATTCGGTCCAGGACGGCTACGCCGTCATGTCGATCGAGAACTTCCGGGCCTTGATGGTCTATGTAAACGCCATGGAAGGGACGCTCCGGGAAGTCCTGGGGCAGCTCGAGGGGATCGGGGATGTCCGAGCTTAAAGGCCAGCTAAGCCTGTTCGATGTGCGCCCTGCCTGCAATCGGATAGGCGGGTGCCTCGCGGAGATCGGGGCAGAGCTATCCGACCCTGACCCGAAACTGTGGCGCTGCGGGTGCGGCCGGTCGGCCGCGGACATTAAGGGCGGCCAGCTATGAGCGCGCTAACTGAGGCTCTCAAGGACGAGCTGGACGGCGAGCCTTCGGCGAGCCGCGCTCTCAAGATCCTGGACCAGGCCGACGAGCTGGGCTGGACGGTTAACCCGGCCTGCTCGTTCGTGATCCGGCTCACCAGGGATGACGCTGTGCCGTTCTTCGCGCGCTGGGACCTGGCTTACGACGAGGTTAAGGCGAAGCGCTCATGGCGCTTCGCCGGAGCCAGGGCAGCCAACGGCCAGGCCCTTAACTACAACGACATCAAGGTGTATCTCAACGACCCGGACGTTATCCAGCCGGACATGCCCAGCATTCCCGAGGACGACTCGGATGAGAGTGTCCGCACTGCACTCGGGGCGCTCAAGATCCTTACCGAGCCGGACCCGGCTTACATCAACGGGCCGCCCGGAAGGGCGGCTAAGCCTGAGCCCGGATTCACTGACTGGGGGGCACTCCTGTTATGGGCGGTTTCGTCATCACCCAGACCGAGGGGATATTCCTGATCGGCGTAATCGTCGGAATCCTTATCACTCTCAAGTTTAGATGAAAGGGCATCACATGACCACTCAGACCGAAACCCTCGAGGCTCCTAAGGGCGACGACGGGAAGCCAGCTAAGGCGCCCGGTGCGGGCGGCGGGCTCCTGCTCGACTTCGGCGTTACCCTGATCGTCGTCGTCATCCTTAGCTGGCTGGCCGGCATCGCTCTTAACAGGGGCTTCGGGGTCCACGTCCCGCTGATGGCCGGGGCCATCCTGCTGGGAGCGGGCCTGGCTGTCGTCAAGATGGCCGTTGCCGAGGTTGCCCAGGCGTGGCACACCCAGCGGATCAAGGCTGACATAACCCTGATGGCCGCGGCCCTGGCCGTACAGGAGTCGGCCCGCCAGGAGTCGGCGGACGGACTGGACCGGCTGCTGGCCAAGCTCGACAAGGCCGCCGACACGGACAACGGCGGCTACCTGTAATGGCTGACGACAAGGACGCCGAGCTTCTCAAGGAAATCCAAGAGGCCCTTAAGGAGAAGGAAGCCGCTAAGGGCATCGAGAAAGCCGGCAAGGACGCATGGGGCAAGGGCGGGAAGAAGTAGCCCGGCCGCCGATCGCGCCCGTCCTGGAGCATTACGGCTGGGACGGGCAGGTCGGGGGGTACGGGGACTGGCAGAATACCCGCTGCCCTTTCCACGGGGACCGGCACGCGAGCGCCAGGGTCAACCTGGAAGACGGCGGCTTCCACTGCAACGCATGTGATATCAGCGGCGACGTTTACGCGATCGTGATGAAGCAAGAGGGAGTCGACTTTGCCACCGCTCAGCGAAGAATTCAGGAGATCACTGGACACAGCGGCGTACAGGTACAACTGGGCGCTAAGGGAAGACTCGCCAGCTCTAAGCTACCTGCATGGACGAGGGATCGTCCCGCAGGTCGGAGACGCCTTTCGTCTCGGGGTGGTCGACGGCAGTATCCCTGAGCACGCCCCTTACAAGGGCTGGATCTCGATCCCTTACCTGACCCGCCTTGGCGGGGTGGTCAGCCTCAAGTTCCGCCGCCTTAGCGGCGACGGGCCTAAGTACCTTAGCCCTTACCCGACCAGGATCTACAATCCGCTGGCTTTCGACCAAGCCGAGCGACTGGGCTACGTAGCCATCTGCGAGGGCGAGTTCGACGCGATCGTCCTGGACGGGCTGTGCGGAATCCCGGCCGTGGCAATTCCCGGGGTGGAGACATGGAAAGCCCACCCGGAATGGCGGGAGCTGTTCACCGGGTTCACCCGGGTCCTGCTGTTCATGGACAGGGACGAGGACCGCAAGACCCCGGACGGCAAGGTCAGGAACGCTGGCCGGGAGCTGACCCAGCAGCTCATCAGCTCCCTGGACACGGCCCAGCTCGTCGCCCTTCCGGGCGACGTTAAGGACGTGAACGCCTGCTACCTCAAGTACGGGGCCGACACGATCAGGGAGGCAGCCGGTGTCTGACAGTGATCCGCTGGGCCTTAAGGAAATGGCTCGCCAGCTTTACGATACCGGCCAGATTCAGCTCCCGGATGACCGCCTTCCCCGCGAGCGGGTTCTGGACCAGGCATGGGAGGCCATCTGTAATGACCGGAACGCCGAATACGGGGAGCCGATCGACAACTTCGGCCGCTGGGCCGGGGCGTGCAACGCCCTCGGCTACCAGGGGCCGGACGGCAGGCCGCTTAAGCCTCACGACCTGGCCGTCATCATGGGCCTGGGCAAGCTCTCCCGGTCCATCCAGAGCCCGGAAAAAGAGGACACCTGGGTCGACCTGGCCGGTTATGCCGCGGTCGGCTACGAGCTAGTCACCCTGGAGGACCAGTGAGCAGGGAGACGGAGGCGTGCGACTGGTGCCCTAAGCCAGCCACTAAGCGCATCGAGGATGTCCGCGGCTATGAAACGGCAGTGGCGTGCGACGGGTGCGTGAAGTACGGAATCCGGTACGTCCTTCCGATCGGTGACCCGCGATGCGGCGACCGGCACGACGAGGACGGGGAGGGCGGTGTCAATGTCCCCCGCGGAAGTGGACCAGATCCTAAGACTCCTGGAGAGGCAAGGGTTCCGGGCGGAAGTGATGACCACCTCCCCGCTGAAAATCATCCTGACGATTCCGCAGGATTCGAGCACGTGATCCCTCTTACAAAAATTTCCGGGATTCCCTCTAACGGGATTCTGCTCTACGATCTGGTACCGCTCGAATGGCCGTCAGATGAATACAAGCCGCTAAGGAATACCCTGGCCGGTTCCAGGGCCGACGAAGGGAGCACGAGCTAACCAGTGGCCGATAAGACGATAGTCATCGTGCCGGACATGCAGATCCCCTTGCAGGACGCTGAGGCGGTCGGCAACGTTATCCGGTTCGTCCATGACTTTAAGCCCGACATGCTCGTTAACGTCGGCGACGACGCCGACTGCACCGAGGTAGGGAGCTGGAAAAGGGGCCTGGCCACCGAGTACGGCGGCACCTTCCAGGACGGCCTTGACGAGACCGCGGCCATCCACGGGCAGTTCCGGGAAGCCCTGGGAGACAAGCCTTACCACGTCTCCCGGTCTAACCACACGGACAGGCTCCAGTCTTACATCGGCCGTCATGCCCCGGCGCTGTCCCCCGTAAGGGGACTGCGCCTCGAGGATCTTCTCGGCTATGACGACCTGGGTATCAGGTTCCACCCGGAGCCCTTCCAGATCGCCCCTGGCTGGGTTTGCGCCCACGGGGACGAGGGGAGCCTTAGCCGGATCTCGGGGCGCACAGC